TATCAGGTGAACCGAGACGACTCCTAAAAGATCCACCAGGGTCGTTCCGAATTACTTTACGACCGAGGTCAACTTTCCAAGTGTATGGGGTCTTGAGAGCATCCGGGTTAACCATAACATTATTCCCGTGTAAATCACGGTGACGGAAGTCTGGAAATTTTTGGTTAATTCGGTAGAGATTATCAAAAACCTGTATGATGACAGACTTTATCGCATCAAGAGATGGGTTGGTTTGCCACCATGAATGAAACGACGTACCATTAAGAAGTTCCATATAAAGAATATCCTTGGGTTTGGTACGTAGCCATGGCTGGACAAAATTAACCATTTTGGAACCAGGTTTTCCCCCTTTGCGTATTCTTTGGGGTTCTTTATCTTGGATGGGGCACTTCTTAAAGAGGTACATCTCAGGAACCGCAAACTCCTTCAATTTTTCGGCAACCTTGAATTCAAACTCAAATGCACCATCGGTACTTTCCGATGTATCTATCTCTTTGTAGGCGACATATCTACGACCGTTATCATTGATACTTCCACGATACATCTTACCAAATTTACCTTCACTTATAGGCCTACCCTTACCAGTGCGAAGGGTGGGTGAGTTGTAACTAGGAACTTTCAAGAAGTGTTCTGGGATACAAGCTTTCTCACCTTTGAGTAATTTTTTCAAGTTACTCTCGATAGACATGCTTATATAATGTTAAGATTTTTTTACCTAAGTTAGAGTTTAAACTTGCTCATTAGTAAAATGAAGTTTTATCCCGATGAAGAAGAAACCCCCGAGTATTGGTGGGACGTTGAACTGGATGATGTGCGCCACGAAGTTTATAGTATAGAAAAAGACGAGGATGATCCATATAATCAATATAGAGAGTGGGAAGGTAAAATTTCGAGAGAAAACAAAGTTGTATCTTTCAGGTTTGTTCATCATTACATGATTGATGGTGACGCGGAACTGGAAGGAGACTTTCCAGAAGATCTATATGATACTCTCTTTGAATTTCTTGTTAAGGAACTTATCGAAGATTACGATAGTGCGTGTGAAACCTAAGTTAGAGAATAGATTTGTTATAAAATAAAAAAATCATGGAGAGCGTTGAGAAACTCACGCATATCGAGCATGTACTTAAACGTCCCGACTCGTATGTCGGTCCAACTGATTTAAGTACGGAATCTTATTGGGTTCTTAACGGTCAGAAATTTGAAAAGAAGAGTACCAAATATTCACCTGGTTTACTCAAGATTTTTGATGAGATCCTCGTCAATGCCATCGATCGCAACTCACTCCATCCTAAAAATACCAGCTCAATAGCTGTATCTATAGATAAAGTATCAGGTTCTGTCTGTATTGAAAACAATGGCCCACTGGGTGGAATCTCTGTTAAAATGCACGAAAAAGAAGGAATCTGGAATCCCGAACTCGTGTTCGGACACCTTCTCACGAGTACAAATTACGATGATAATCAAAAGAGGATTGTCGGAGGCAGAAATGGGTATGGTGCCAAGCTCACGAACATTTACTCTTCAGAATTCTCAATCATCGTAAAAGACCACGAAACAAAGCAGATGTACACACAAAAGTGGTCGGATAACATGTCAGTGTGTGAACCTCCAAAAATCAAAAAACATTCAGGTACCACATCATCCGTGTCCGTAACATTTATCCCTGACTGGAAACGGTTTGGAATGACCAAGATGGATTTCAACATCTATAAAATCTTCGAAAAGCGTATTTGGGACGCTAATATCTGCACGACACCCAACTGCAAAGTCAAGTTCAACGGTGAAGCTCTCCCCAAACAAAGCTTTGAGGCCTACGCCAAAATGCATGAAGGTGTAGAGAATGTACACTGCGCGACAACCGATCGTTGGTCTGTCTGTATCGGTCCATCTGAAGATGGTATGCAACAGGTATCCTTTGTAAACGGTATCTGTACCAATAAGGGTGGTACCCACGTTGACCACGCTGCCTCACTGGTCGCTGCGGGGATCATCGAAGAGATGGCAAAGAAAATTAAACTCAAGCCTCAACAGGTCAAAAACACTTTCTCTATATTTGTGAAGACAACCCTCGAGAACCCCACTTTCTCGAGTCAGGTCAAGTCTGAGTGTACACTCAAGGCACAAGACTTTGGCTCTAAGTTTGAGATGCCTAAAACCTTCGTAAAAAACGTTTTGAAGACGGGCGTTTCGGATGAACTCACAGCCTTGTCAAAGTTTAAGGAAATGAAGGAACTCGCAAAGACCGATGGTGGGGCTCGTAAGAGTAAAATTACCGGCATTCCCAAACTCGACGACGCAAACAAGGCTGGTACGGTTCAATCTGGAAAGTGTACACTCATAGTCACAGAGGGCGACTCAGCAAAGACTCTAGCAGTTGCGGGTCTCTCTGTGGTTGGTCGTGATCTCTATGGCGTTTTTCCCCTACGAGGTAAATGTAAAAACGTTCGCGACGCCTCTGTTTCACAACTTACAGGAAATCAGGAATTCAATGACCTGAAGAAGATCCTTGGTCTCCAGCAAGGCAAGGAATACACTGATGTTTCTGAGCTTCGATACGGACGTTTGATGATCATGACTGACGCGGACGCCGATGGCTCACATATCAAGGGTCTAATTCTCAATATGATTCACGCGTTTTGGCCCAGTCTCCTCAAATTGGGGTTTGTTGTTTCAATGGTCACGCCGATCATTAAAGCCACAAAAGGTTCACAATTCAAATCGTTCTACACAGATTCTGCGTTTCGTGTATGGTATGGGGATGGAAAACCGGGATGGAGAATCAAATACTATAAGGGTCTAGGTACCTCAACTTCTGCAGAGGCGCGCGAGTATTTCAAGATGATTGAGACTCTCACCGTCAGGTTTGACGTAGATATCATGACTGACAATTCAGTGATTCTCGCGTTCGATAAGAAGAAGGCTGACGATCGTAAGACGTGGCTTCTTGAAAGTACCGCGAAAGAAGCGAAAGATCTTGAGGTACCTTATGGTAAGATAAAGCAGCTGGAAATTACCGACTTTATTCACAAGGATTTGGTAAACTTTTCATTGGCAGATCTGAAACGTTCTATCGCACACATGGCAGATGGACTCAAACCATCCCAAAGAAAAGTTATGTATTCTTGTTTTCAAAAGAATTTAAAGGATGAAATGAAGGTTGCGCAATTGGCTGCCTTTGTAGCTGAAAAGTCTGCTTATCATCACGGTGAAGTAAGTTTGGCCGACACCATTGTCAAACTGGCAAACGACTACACGGGCTCCAACAATATCAATCTCCTAGAGCCTTGTGGTCAGTTTGGGACACGACTTATGGGGGGCAAAGACGCATCTCAGACCCGTTATATCTTTACGAAGTTGTCGAAGGAAACTCGAAATATATTCGATCAAAAGGATGACGCGATACTCACATACCTTGACGATGATGGTCGAGTGATTGAGCCCGAGCATTATATGCCTGTTCTACCTATGGTACTTGTTAATGGAACTGAAGGGATTGGAACGGGGTTTTCTTGCTACATACCACCGTTTAACCCAGAAGATATCAAGGCAAATATTTTGAATTTCACAAATGGTAGAGATATGAAAAAAATGAAACCCTGGTTTCGAGGGTTTCAGGGGTCTATCTTAGAACAGGATGATGATTCATGGATCGCGCAAGGTGTATGGAAAAGTATTGGGAGGACGGTCAAGGTAACAGATCTCCCCCCGGGTCGATGGACCCAAGATTATAAGGAACATCTCGATACCCTCGTTGAAAAGAAAATCATCAGTGGTTTCACAAATAACAGTACAACTGAGAATGTCGATTTTATCATACAAGATTATAACGGTAAAGACGCTGTTAAGGATCTCAAACTGCAAAAGACTATCAGATGCTCAAATATGCATTTGTTTCATCCCACAAAGGGTATCTGTAAATACGATTCACCTGAACAAATTTTGGTTGATTTTATTAAACTTCGTATGGAGTATTACAAGAAACGTAAGGCACATCTCATCGACACGACCAAGAAGAAGGCTGAACTCTGTTCTCATCGAGCGCGCTTTGTTAAGATGGTAATCGATGGTGATATAGTTGTATTTAAACGGAAAAAGCAAGATCTAGAAAATGAAATCAGTCGAGTGTTTCCGATGGTTGACAATTCGTACGATTACCTTTTACACATTAAGACCATCGAATACACGGAGGAGAGAGTGAAAGCGTTATTCGGTGAATGGAACAAACTCAGAGAAGAAGTTTGCTTAATTGAAGCTACTGGTTATTTTGAAATGTGGGAAACTGATATTAAAAAATTGTAGACAATAGATAAGTATGGACGTGCAGGGACCCGATCCAGGCGCCACCCTATCTCTCAATGCTATTGGGAAACAGGATACGTACCTACTAAATGATGATCCTAGATATTCACCTTTTAAATATTCATACGATAGACATTCAAATTTTACAAAGTTTCATAGATCGACTACCATTTCCAAACCTAACGACGCGCAAAGTAATTGGCCTTTCGGTGAATCTATAAAGGTCACGTTAAACCCTCGTAATATGGGAGATCTTTTGAGTAATATGTATATTTCTGTTAAATTTCCCGGATTAGCGAGTGGTAGTTTTTGGTTGGCAGATCAATTAGGGAGACATTTAATTAAATCTGTTGTAATGCGTGTAGACGAGTTGGAAGTCGAAACGTATTATGACGATTGGGGTATTATTTATGATCAGATGTATTTAGACGCATCTGAAAAACGTACAAAACGTTTTCTTATAAATAGAAATCTTGCCGAAGATACGTCCATATTAAACCATGACGCACTTGATCGGAAAGATTCGGATATATTAATTCCAATACCTTTATTTTTTTCTAGAAAATACGAAGGAGACGAATACGATTCTAACAAACCTAACAGACCATACTTTCCAACGTGTGCGGTACACAAACAAAAAATAGAGTTTGAAATAAAGTTTCGCCCAAAAACGTTTTTTACAAATTCTAGTCCAGATGATATAACACTGAATACTTTTGATCTTATAACTGAAGAAATGACCGTATCTGATGAAGAACGTATATTTTTATCAAAGCGAAAACAAATTTTCGTGACGGATATAGTCAAACGCCACCCCGTAGAAGAAACGGAAGTAGGTAGTAAAGTAGTCAGATTACAACTCGTTCCAAATATACCCGTGAAAACCTTATTCTGGTTTTTACGTGACAAAGACTACGAGAATGAAACAATATCTGGAGGTGGAACTCAACTGGCTGACCAGGCAGCCGCTAACATGCACAACAGGTACAATTTTTCTACGACCACTTTATTTAACGCAACCGGGATTCCCATAGATACACATAATTATCCTATCATCGATAGCGCTAAAATTTTCATTAACGGTGAAGATTTACCAAATTTACCAAATGTGGATCATACGTATTATAAATACGTTGTTCCTTATAATAATAGGTTGTCGCGAACGGAGAGAAATATATACACATATTCCTTCGCGATGAATCCGATTAATGTGGAGCCATCGGGAAGTTTGGATTTCAGTCAGTTAAAGTCGGAAAGAACGGTACTAGAGATTAATTTAAAAACGGGGTTAACTAAGACTTACGTCGTCAATTTATATTACGTTGGGTATCAAACGTATACATTCGAAGGTGGATTTATGTCGCTTGCTTATTAGATAGTATATGTTTATGATCTCGTATATACTCCACAATATTATTCTTAATACACCACCGGATAAAATTCAGCTGTGCTACAGTCGTATGAATTTTATCATGTGATTCGGGAACGGTATAAATAATTTTTTGAGATCTACAAAATGGATCAAAAAGTTTTTTACTATACCCATCTAAACTAGACTTATAGGCACAATGGACACTAAATAGTTTACCATCATTCGTAGTATATGATAAGTTATTCCTTTTAGAATAATTTGTTATGAACCATTCCAAATTTCGAAGTGATATGCCACCACTCTTATCTAGTAATTCTTTTAGTGTACTTCTATTTTCAGAATTTGTGTAAAATGTATTTATAGAATTTAATAATATATCTGATTTATTCATTTATATTAAGAGGGTTCCTCTTTCTAAGCCTCTTTTCTTGTTCCTCTCTACAATATAAACATTCTGGATTATTTTCCCAAAGTTCACATATACAACTCGTATTAGGTTGCATATTTATCTGAATGGGTTCGGCAGGTTTAGTCTGTTTCTTATGCATTCCACAATAAAGTTCCCCGTCTGAAACCTTTTTTGTACATAGTTCATTTGTACCCACACAAGTTCCTATACAATACCCATTTTCACCTAACAATCTATATCTACAAGTTCCAGGAGTTAGGCCTATTGGAAAAGTATCACACATTTTCTTAATGGTTCTCAATTCTGCGCGATATTCGGCATCCTTTACCATTTCCTTGCATGCGGCGACTACCTTTTTTTCACCTACTTCCATATAATATCATGGATTCTTTTTTTTAAATATATCTGCGATGAGAACCTGTTTTTCAGCTTTGGAATTTTTCCTGATAACCTTTTTCTTTTCCTTCTCTCTGGATAATAACTCTCCAAATATCTCAGCTTTGACGTCTTCATACAGTGGGTCTAACAGGTCACAAACCGGGTTTAAAAATTTATTTATGAAATAGTATGAATAATCTATAGGTAGTTTGTTTTCCTCCGCATATTTTGGATCTTCGGCTTTCTCAAAAGCTCTCGCTTTAGGATCACCCGTGTCTAGCAATACATACGGAACTCTATCACCCGAACGTGGTTCTGACCCGGGTCTTCTGTTTCGCATTTTGGTGACGACGCGTACGTGTGCCATACTGACATCTTCACTTGTGTACGGAATATGATCCTTTTCAGTTTTAGTCACAGGTACATTAAAACCTTTTACCTTATACGTATCGGAAAGAGACTGACTGAGAATAAGCTTTTCCATAGGAACGTTTCCTTCGAGGAGTTCGACGGCTCTCGTTCTCGCCAAAGCCTTGGGTCCAGAGGTGTCTGAACTCTCTAGAATTCCATCCAAAAGTTCTTTACATACTTCTCTCATGTGTGGTGTATTATCTCGACGCACGAGTTGAAGTCCCTTTACATCGATATAATCCATGTTCATGTTCCCATCTTTACCCTTCGTCCAAAGCTTCGCGGCATACCTTTTCTTACTATACAGGAAATAAGGGCAATATACCTTCTCAAGCTCGAGGTTATTCGGAGCCTTGAATAGTTTCGTGCATTCAGCAGCAGCGCGCTCACCGAGTTCCCAACTATATTCGATAGCTTCTTTCCCTGTTTTACCTTGGACGTCAAACTCAATCATAACAGAATCCGTATCACCATAACGCACTTTAGATCCTGGAAAATGTTTTTCGACGTATTCTTTAGTATCGTCGATCATCTTTCGACCTTTCATCGTCACGGTAGAAGCTATAGCCACACATGGAAGCATTCCACGAGAAGCTCCAGTAAAACCATACACAGAGTTCATACTGATTTTGTACGCCAGCTGTTTACCATTGTACATGTGTTGAAGATTTCCAGTAGATTGTGCCATATCCCTTTTAGCTTGCTTTCTGAAAGATTTAAGCTCTGAAAGAATAGTTGGAAGTACACTGGGAATACCCTGGGCGAAGGTATGATTCCCGAAGGTTTCATATTCGATACCAGGTATGTTTTTATACTTAGGATCTAGTACTAACGATGAATAACATACATTATGTGCCATCATAATAGAAGGATACAGACCTTCAAAATCCAAAGCGGTTATGGGTGTATAATACGCACCGGATTGCGCTTCCAGAACTGTTGCCCCTTCATAACCAGTCGTATCCGTATGCCCGTATTCAAAAGTTGGAACCTTGAATCCCAGCTCACGCGCCTTTTTAGTCAATTGACTGAATACCTTAATTTGCTGACCACGTTCCACGAGATAATTCAATGGAACCCAAGTTGCTTTAGCCATCTCCAATAGATTAACAAAGGTACACAAACGTTGTACGAGTCTGTGAGGTAGAAGAGTATCCTTAATACAATACTCCGCAACCTCTCGCAATTTAACCGGGTCTCCTTCTTCGAATCGTTTAAACATTTCTTTAGGAGACATGTCGATCTTATTATCTCCCAGGTACAGCTTCGATACGTTATCGAGTTTATATGAATCTAACTTGTATTCACGCTTAACTTCATGGAAAAGATCAAATATAAATCTTCCAGGCATATTCACGAGTGTGAGTTCATTATCACCGAGCGCACTCGAAGAAAGCTTTTTACGAGATAGATTACATGTAAAATTGGAGAGCTTACTGAGTTGATAAAACTTTGGAGGACATTTAGTATACAACGCTCGTTTCATTATATAGTTTAAATCAAAACCAAAGATATTCCATCCAGTTATGACGTCCACGTCATGAAACGATAAATACTCAGAAAATGCGACGAGCATATCACGTTCCGTGTCAAAACTCTTGATGGTACACTCAGGTAAATTCAAATCTGTGGTCTTGTAGCATAGACAAGTCTTATCGTATACCTCTTCCGATCCAAACTTTAAAAGGGATATGGCGATTTGAAAACACGCATCACCGGGTACTTCAGGATCCGGAAACTTTCCAGTAGAGCTATAACACTCAATATCAACAGAAGCCACCACAAAAGGCGCAGTTTCCGTAGTTTCGTGGGGTTTTAGATCTTTCCAGTTCTTACAGAATAAGTCTACATCAACTTTCGCGTAATGTCCTCGTGTACATACATCACTCGTATCAACCCATCCAGTAGATTGTATACCAGTGCGATGCATGAGTCTTAATACAGGATCTAAATTAGCTTCATATACGAAAGTAAGAGATAAATCTCTCGTCTTCACACGTTTCATAAACTTAATAGCGTAATTGCTTATAGAACGCCGTTGTTTAAGGTTATGGCAGTGTACTTGAAGGAAAATATATTCTTCCCCATTTTGAAATCCCCAGATATCTTTAGCTTTCACCAAATCCATCTTGACAATTTCTTCAGAAAACATCTTATCTAGCGACTTTCTAACATGTCCCACGTCGACATCTGAAGGAATCTTTACAAAAAAATATGGATTAAACGTCGTGGATACACACACAGACTTGCCCTCGACCGTTTTACCAAACAGGCGGATGTAATGTTCATCATCTTCATCTCGAGAATCCCAGGTCAACACTTGAAAGATCACCATCTTATTTCGTTATAGATCTAAATTTTTAATATCATATATTAATAAATGTCTGCTGCGTTGGTCGATCTCGTATCCAAGGGTGCCCAAGATGTGTACATCACAGGGGACCCCGAAGTATCATTTTTCCGTCAAAATTTCCGACGCCATACAAATTTTGCGATCAAGCCCGAACGTGTCGATTACATCGGTCAGTTCAATGGTGGTGCCGAAGTCACCATCCCTATCAAGTCCAAGGGTGATCTCTTGAGCTATGTCTGGATCGAGGCTCCAGAAATTCAAACTGCATTAGGCGACACCGGTCTTTTTGCAACTGGTCAATCCGCCACCGAGTTTACCCTTCTCATAGGTGGTCAACAGGTATGTAAACTCGATTCTTTATTTATCCAGGGTGTTCACAACGTTTTATATAACGATACCTCGGCTAAGGCTTCATGCGCCGTGACCACTGCGGTAGCGTCCGAAAATGCTAAATCAGCGAGGACTGGAACTCAAGGTTCCGATTATTTCGTTATCCCTTTCTTCTTCAGTGAAGATTGGACTAAGGCTTTACCTTTAGTTGCTATGCAATATCATGAGGTAGAAATACGAATTAAGTGTAGGTCTGGTTTAACCGGTTTTGGTGCGACACCCAAGGTATACGCTAATTACGTCTACCTCGATACAGAGGAGCGTAATAGGCTGCTTAACACTGAACAGGAAATTCTTATAACTCAGACGCAACACCAAATCATGGATACCGCCAACATCACTGATACTACCGTTGATGTTGATCTCACATATTTCAACCACCCTTCTAAGGCTATCCACCTCATATCATCAGCCGCTGATGGCACGGCTTGGGATAACGAACTCAAGTTCGATTCCGCCACACTCTACATTAACGGTCAACCCCTTTTCGAAGACATGTCCGATACGTACCATCATAACGTCGTACCCGAAATGCACTGCACCGTCTTACCTTCCGGTGTTATTGACAGTGTTCCTCTTTTCACATGGCCTTTCTGTATCAAACTAAACGGCTCCCAGCCCAGTGGTAGCTTAAACTTTTCTAGGGTTGATAATTCGAAACTCGTATTAAAGAACCTCACCGTTGCCGGATCTCCGAGCATGCTACGTGTGTATACAGTAAACTACAACATTCTCAGGGTGAAGAATGGTCTAGCAGGTGTAGCATTTGGTAATTAATTAATTTTATATTTATCCAGAAGAACCAAATCCACGGGTTCCTCTCTGTGTATCCTTTATTTCTTCAACTTCATCGATCAAAGGTGTTTCACACTTCTCTAAGATGAGCTGCGCAATACGATCACCCTTTTTAATTTCGAACTTTTCACTTCCATGATTAAAAAGGATAACCTTCAATTCACCAGTGTAATCAGGGTCAATAACACCCGCACCGGTTTGTACGCCATGTTTTACAGCGAGGCCGGAACGGGGTGCGATACGTCCGTATACACCCATAGGAATAGTCGCTGCGATTCCGGTGCATACTATACCACGTTGGTATGGAAGAATGTGCATATCTTCAATGCTATACAGATCATATCCAACAGATCCAGGAGATGCGCGCGTAGGAATTAGCGCGTGCTCAGAAAGCTTTTTAATGAGTAGCTTCATATATCTATTGTATGACGTATTTCTTTATGTTTGTAAAGATTCGATAATCTTTTTCGTCTTATCATACAAACGTTCATTATACCTTTTCGTAAATCCCTTTTTAAGAAAGCCCTCTTCGACGACCGAAGTTTTACGCGATTCGAGACTCTCGAGTCGGTTTTTTAGAAAACATAAAAACTTAAATGGTTCATTATTCGACTTGTATCGAACTTTATCGGCATTCATAGCTTTCGTAGCTGCTTTATTGCGTGATTCTGAATACATCTGTTCACGACCTTCATATGACATGCGCGTAGTGGATTCTTCTTTCTTTTCAACCATCTTTATTTATATGACATGACATCTTTATACACTATTATGGAAAGAATTTGCGATCCTTCTCGCTTCTTGATCCACATATTCATTATCTGGGTCTCCGTTATGTGCTTTAACCCAAATCCAATCTATATTATCGAATAATTTTGACACGGAATCCATCTGTACCCAAAGTTCTTTATTCTTAACATCAGATCCCGACGATGTTTTCCAATTATTTAATTTCCATTTATGAATCCAACTTTTGATACCATTACGAACGTAAAAGCTATCCGTGTACACAGCCACATCACGAATTCCGCATTTATAAGATTTACGCAAACCTTCTATTACAGCTGTCATTTCCATGATATTATTAGTAGTTTTAGGTGATCCACCAGTAATTTCAAAAAATCCTAGGCACTTAGCAGCCCACCCACCCCTTCCCGGATTACCGAGGCAACTACCATCCGTATACAATCTGTTAGTCATTTTATTGAATATATAATGTTTTCTTTAAGATTCGTCATATAGTATTGACATATCAGCTTTAACATCGAGCATATCTTCCACGTCAGCTTCAATCATGGAATCTTGTGTGGGATATGCGACACATAATAAAGCAAACCCATCACTAACCTGCGCATCATTTAAAAACGATTGTTCCGATTGATCTATCCCACCCCATACGAGTTTCGCTGTACACGCCGAACACATACCCGTGCGACACGAATACGGAAGTTCTATGTTATTATTTTCCGCCGCATCCAATATGTATGTAGACTTATCACACTCAAAAGAGTGTTGCCCCATAGGTGTACGAAGTGTAATTTTAAAATTTTTGCGAACCTTAGGAACACGGGGGTGACCGGAAGGGTTCGCGACAGCGTATACCGAAGCCATTATTATACTATCCTGTTAATTTTTTCTTCAATTTTAAAAAGCACGATTTAATACTTTTTAAAGTTGAATTATTAATTAATTTTAATAGCAAATACAAATTTGATTTGTATGCTTAGTTAGAGAAGGCAAGACCACCCATACCCGATTGGATGCGGAGGACATTGTAGTTGACCGCGAACATGTTGAGGGTGACGGGGGCGCCCGCGGCGGCGCTGACGGCGTTAATAGCAACCTGCGCGTTATCAATGCGGG